CACGATGTTTCGTTAAATAACACGTATGACCATCACCACCAAATAATGCTCCTAAGAATTCACGAAGAAGAGGTACAGGTAAATTATCATCCAAAATAAAATTAGGAAATTTAATTGGTTGATTTATCTTCCTTCCAATAGTAATACCTTCCAAAGTGAGAACATTTGTAGTAAAATCTCTGGGTAATGTAATACTAAAGTACCCATTCCATTCAGTTTTACGAAATTTAATTGGTACATCTTTTTGTGTGAATAATTCAATATCTTCTTTTACAACATTAGCATCAAATTGATGACCTAAATTAATTATTGCCCTAATATTATTATTTTCTTTATAAAATCCTCCATCAGAACATAATAAACCCATAATTCTCATAAATGATAAACTATTTAAAAAATCTAATTTAGTATCAGTTTTTAAAGTAATATCTCCAATTTTCATTCTCCAATTATTACAAACATTCATTTCTTCATTTATTTTTATTGTAGGATATTTAATATTAACTTTTAATCTATCTTCATTAACTTTTAAATTTTTTGCTCTAACCCAATTTTTATTAATTGTTAACATTGGATGATCTGGAGTACATGTTAATTTTCTACCGTCTTGTAATGTTATTTCAACACACTCTTTTTCACCTTTGTCTAAAAATTCAGTTTGTTTCTTACTAATAATACTATCTGATTCTTCCTCCCAACCTAATACATCTAATCTTTTATTATCTTTAAATTCATAAAGAGGAATAGAAAGACCACATTTAAGACTTATTGGAGTTCTGAACTCGATTGTATCCCTTTCCATTTCTCCAAATCTTAAACCACCATCTCTAGCTCTCGCTAATACCAAGTTCATCTAGACATTTCCTTCTAGAATCATTACTCCTATTAATTCGTTAATATAACCTAATAGGTATGGATTACATTAACTAAATAATAGCACCCTCTCGGGCGGGGCTAGACTATACTTTAAGCAATCATTGAGTCTGAACAAACTCTCATGCCCATAACCATCTAGTCGTTGAACCTTCTCCATATCCCGTGTTCATTGGGACTTAGGAGCTTGGCTGCGGATTGACTCCTGCCTAAACATTTTTACTCTTCGTGCAGTTAACACGAACCACTTATATGTTTCCACATAAGTTTAGTAGTTTAGGTTTCGTTATTTAAGACAACTTTTTATTAAACTATTTTTAAATTACTTACACAATTATTCAATTTATTTCTATCTATATGATGAACTTGTTTATTATCATCTTCAATGTTTAAAAAATTAATAGCAACTAATCTATGAACTAAAAATGTTTTCCTATTACCTTTATTTGTTAATTGTACATTCATATAACCATCATTATTTTTCTGATGTTTTAATAATTTTTTATAAGGTTTTGAATATATATCCGCATTTTCATTAATTAGATAATTCGGAAAATCTTTTACTTGAATAAAATTAGTTAAATCAATTTCTTTTTCATTAGGATTTTCAACTGCAAACTCCCATTTGAAACCTCCTGCTGTAACTCGTGTACCTTTACAAACTTTAGCAATTCCTGCCGAGTCTATACCGGTTTCTTTTCCAGCACCTCTAATTGTATTATATGTATTAATAATATTACCTTCTAAATCACATTGATGAACTTTTCTTTTTGTAACTGTTATTAACCCAGTATCTATTGCATGTTGAACATTTTCACTAATAGTTACCCATTCTAAATTATTAACATTATTATTCAGTTTATTACCATCTTTGTGATTTACAATTATTTTATTTTCATCATTATTAGGAATAAAAGTTTTAGCAACTAATTGGTGTATTTTATAAGATTTTTTAGGATTATTTGCCGTATATGATAAATAACCACCTCTAAGACTAGTAGGTGTAATTTTTCTATATAATTCACCTTTATTAGAAACTAAGTAATCTTCTAAACCTTCAATTTGTATTTGTTTCCATTCTATATTTTCCATTATTAAAATATATAATTGGTATCTTTTTAAATAGTTTTGGTAAGTTGTGCGACAACTTTATTAAGTTGTCCTATGTTGTCGTCTTTAATAACTTTAAGTTATCCCCGCAATTTGGATATGTTGCCTACATACCTGTAGACTAGCCAATATTTTGTATTGACTTGGGCAATGTTGTCGCTTGTTTTTATTTCAATATCGACAACTTCCTTACCCTCCGGTGGTTGACGAGTTAGCACTTGCGTGGGGCCGCGTGCTCTCGAATGAATTTTATCTTGCACTAGATGTTTTAATCTCATGTAAAATGTAGGACCTATAAATATTTTGGATTTGATTTTCTTACCAGTCATTCCACAATACAAGTCCTCATAACCATGTTCATCAAAACCATAGTCTTTTAAAATATCACTTAATTTATCTATATCGTATTCGTTAAATGGAGTCGCATCTGATATATGTCCTTTTAATGCAGAAACTTTCCCTAATAAACATTCTAATAACTGACCAATTGTCATACGACTTGGTACCGCATTCGGACTCATAATTATATCAGGTTGCACACCATCCTTAGTAAAAGGCATATCTGCTGATGATAATACAATACCACATGTACCTTTCTGACCGTGAGCTGAATTTCCCGTCCAAACTGGTTTGCCATTTTCTTTTACTAAAAATACTCCAGTTCTAACAGTTAAACAATGAACTTTACCAATATAATCAATCCAATTTTCTGATTGACCATTTTGAGTATTAACATGTCCATGATTAACTTGTGGTTGTGTTTTTGTCTTAATTATTGTTATTTCATAATTACCATCAGGTGCTCTACAATATGATGAATATCCAGCATGTAATGCTAATCTAGTTACATCATCTGCCATTTTTTTAGAAGATGTGTTAGTATATCCATCACCTAATTCCATTGCACCTAATAAAATTCTACATTGTTCTTTATTTAATTGCCATACCCACTCTGGTAAAAATTTATTTAATGCTCCTACACTATATTTTTTCATTAAGTCAGCTAATTGTACATTAGTTATGCTCCATTGATCTGATTTATCTTTACTAAATTGAAAGTATCTATTAAGTGTATCACATTTATTAAGTGCATCTTTAACTCTTTGTTTATTAGCTGCAATACCAACAGTTTGTTTATCTAACCACCCTTCAGTAATCCAAATACCAAAGAATGTTAACCAATCATTCATATATATTTCAACTTCTCTAATTAATCCATTACCATCAACATATTCTGGTATAATGAATTTATCACCAATCCAGTTCTCTGGTTGAAAATTATTTGCATTCTTTTTATATTTAACTCTTTTACCAAATACATTCTCTGCAGTCATAAATTCAAAATTGTCCTTATTATGTTTCTTAATCCACATTCTATGATTTGGAGTTACTGTTAAGTCTACTTGTTGAGATTGTAATTGATACATTTTACCATTATAATCATATTCGTGGACTTCTGTAGGTCTTTCGTAACATATATTATCGTCATTGTCTAATATAGCTACTTTATCTTTAAGAGTTACATCACATATATTTTTCCACCCTTTTGTAGTTAATACATCACAATTTGGTTTCAAACAAGCAAATTTATCCCCGATATTAGGTGTTCTTTCTGACCTAATTTGCATTGCATACATTTCATATCCATCAGAATTATATATACCAGTATATACTTTATCGATATATCCACTAACATTAGATTTATATACTTGTGAGTTATCTTTATAAACTTGTGATTGATTTTCAGATCCAGGATCGATAGGACTAATCTTTCCGATAATAATATCACCATTTTCAACCTTTCCTTCAACTGGAATAAATCCTTGTGTATTTAATTTATCATAATTAGCTTTTTTAATACCACTAACTTTGGTTGGATCAGGTTTAGTAAATCTATCATCTTGAGATGTTGATGGATTTTTCTTAATTTCATCAATATACTTTTTATAAACATAAGATCTAAATAATCCTCTGTCTAAAGCGGATTGATTCATAATTAAACTATCCTCCTGATTGTATCCAGTATAACAAGCAATTGCTACAATAACATTCTCTCCATTTGGTAATTTATCCATATTCAAATATTTCATTGGAGTAGTTTGTACTAACTTATAACTTGGATTTGCTAATCTATAACTAATATCCATTCTATGTCTTTCGTTAGTTGCATAAATTCCTTTACCTTGCTTACTTTGAGAAAAATTATAAATATTTCTTGGCGCTTGATTATGATTCGCAAAAGGAATACAGGCTGATACACTTCCTAACATCATTACAGGATGAAACTCACAATGAGTATATCTTAAATATAAAGTATCATTATATCTATTAATCTTATCTCCTGCTGGATTCGGATTCTTAATATCCTTATCCATTCTAAGTCTATGCTCGTCTAAATCTCTGAGTCTCATTGCTACCATTATTCTTTCTGATTCTTCTACATCAACAAAATCAATTACTCCTATATATTTTAGTAAAAAATTATTTAATCTTGATATCTTTTTACTATCGATTCCATCTTCGTCTATGTCATTTAACATTTTTTTTGTTAATACTAATCTATTATCTTTCACTTTTAATAAAGGCCTAATCATTCGACCACCATCTGAATAAATTCTTATCTCATTTAAATTTATGTCAAATACTATTGATACATGCTTATTTATAAAATTGTTATCACGCTTCTCTTTCAAAAACTTTACTAAATTAATCTCATCCTCTACATAACCTAATAAACGACCATTCAAAAATAACATCGTTTTTTTATCAAATGGATGTACTGTCGATAAATTTATTAACTTATCCTCCAATAACTCTTCTATTATAATTTCTTGTGAAGACATATTAATTGTAATATCAGCACTTAAAGCTAAATGCTTCTGTAAACCAATTTTTTGTCCTTCTGGTGTTTCTACTGAATCTAAAAATCCATACTGATTACATCTTGCATGTCTTATATCAACTAATTTTAAAGTTTTGTCTTTATCAGCTGATGGAGAAATAACTCTCCTATAATTAGATATAGTTGACGGATAACTATATCTTTGTAAAGCTTGAGATACACCTTTTCTAACTTTTGTAGTACCCCATACTCCTGTTGATAAACCATTAATTAATCCAATTTCTATTGTACTAGGTTTAATTAAATTTATTACATTGATAGGATTGTCATGATTATCTGTATTTTTTTTTGCAAAAACTTTGTTTATATCATTTAACATTTTCTTATATAATTGATTGAATAATTGATAAATTAATACACCTGGCATATCAACCCTCTTATTAACATAATCATCCCTATTATCAGCATCTATCCTATCTAAAAATACATTTAACATTCTTTTCGTCATATAACATATGTAGATCGCTTTATTCATTAAATTATCACCTAAATGTGGTAATACATCTTCCTTTAACGTATTCAAAATAAATATCTTTTGTTCTTCTTTTTTAATTGATTCATCAGTATCTGTAGTTCTCTTAAATTTTTTAATCTTAGATATTAAACAAAGTATTGCATCATTATTACTCTTCACTATTAAATCTTCACCCTTTTCATTTTTCACTCCTTGAATATAATTTTCATTTAAAGTTTCTCTTAATAAATTTACCATTGATGTATCATCTGGATCATTTGTTATCTGATCTACTATTTGCTGATCTGATACCATTCCTAATGCTCTTAATATTATTACTAACGGTACATCATTGAAATGCGGCGTTTCTATATAAATTGAACCATTCTTTTTCATCTTAATATTAAATGTTTGAATCATTTCTGTATAATCATTTTTTTTAGAATTAACTGTTGCATAAACTTGATATCCACTTAAAAAATTACTATCCTTTTTCTTAAAAACTAAAAACTTATTATCACATAATCTCTCCATTCCAATAATTACTTTCTCATTTCCCTTTACAATAAAATAACAACCAGGATCATATGTACATTCTGTATTTCTAACATCTTTTCTAATATTAGTATTGCAAAATGAACTTCTTATCATTATAGGAACTGCTGCTATTTGTTGTTCTTTTTCTTCCTCACCAATTTGTTTTGTTGTTAAACTTTCAGTATTAATATCATAAATTTCTTGAATTTGTTTTACATTTGCTTCTATTTTTGCTGAATATGTATAATTATTTTTTCTAGCATCTTCCGGAAACATATATTCCTTCTTTCCAGGAATTTCTGGCGGCTTTATTGAAATATCCTCAAATAAAAATCTGTATTTATAAATTTTACTTCCTATTACACTCTCATAAAATATATTCTTATTCTCTCTTAACATTCTAGGTATCATTTCCTCCATGCACTGATTGAAGTGATTATACTGCAACTTATACATAGAATTGACATCCTTGAATATTAAATTTTGTAAAGGCAAAATATCGTCTTGATCTAATTCTTCCATATTTTATATATATATTAATATTTATTTAAATAATTTAAAAAATAATCAATTTTTTTATATATATTAAAAATTATAATCTTAACAGCTTATAAATAGAATTAAGGTTCTTGAATATTAATTTGTCCATTTTATCATATTTTATATATATATTAAAATTAAAATATATAAAAAAAAACTTATAACCTTAAATTAACGATTATAAAAACTAGAATAACCTTAAATTAACGGTTTTTTAATTTTCAAAGTAATGACTCTAATTTGATTTTTTGCAAATCAAGTTCAGCTTTTTGCAAATTAAGTTCAGCTTCTTTTACAATAAGTTCAGCTTTTTTTACAATAAGTTCAGCTTCTTTAATAAGTCGTTCTCTATTTTTTTCCTCTTTTAAAGAATTATTTTCCTCAAAAGAAGAAGTCGTACTACAAGATTGCTTCTCGTCATCCATACTAGAAGTTGTACTACAAGATTGCTTCTCGTCATCCATACTAGAAGTTGTACTACAAGATTCTTGTGTTTTTTTATTTTTAAGATTATATGCATTAATTGCAGACTCTTTGATCTGATTAGAATTCTCTAAATGATCTAATTCAACAGTAGTTTCGACTTCATTATATTTAAAAATAATTTGATTCTTATCATTAACTCCTAAAATTTTACCTTCTTCATATTTGCCATTTATCTTTGCTTTAGTATATAAACAATTATCAAAGATTAAAGCAGGTATATTTTTACCATTGTAAGAGAAATTAACTTTGGGAAATTGTTTTTTTAAAAATTTTTTAATTTCATTTTGGTATTGAACAAAATCAGTTGGCTCATATTCTTTTTGAATACCTTCATTTGTCTTACAAACAAACTTTCTTAAATTCTTTTTATAATATATAATTTCAACTGACTCGTTTTTATCCACTAATTGTTGATTTTTTTGTAAAGAAATTCTATTTCCTTTGTAAGGATAGAAAAATTCATAATTAAAATAATCATCCTCGGTAAAAACAACATCTTTAAAATCGATATTTTTTGTTTCCCTTGATTCAGGGTCATTTTCGTCAACAATAATACATTTCAATTGATCATTATCATGATCATAATTAGAAATACTGACCATCATTTCTGGATTTCTGACAAGATAGACTTTACACTTTTTGATAGAATAAAGTACACCATCTCTAGTAAAATTAAGATATGTATTATTTGGATCCATTTTTGTTGTGATTTGATTTGTTTTATTTTTTGGGTTAATTTCTATTAATTAACTCAGAATAAAAAAATTTCAATTTTTTTAGTCTAATATTTCTTAGTCTAATATTTCTTAGTCTAATATTTCTTAGTCTAATATTTCTTTTAATGCATCATCTAATATAGTATTTAACTCATTTTCATCTTTAATCTTTTTAATCAAATTACAATTTTTATTACTTTTTAAATTTTCTTTTTTTTTTATTTGAAAATTCTTTTTATAATTATTTGTTATTATCTCAAACACTAAATCATAAAACATTTTATATACTTCATCTAAAATGAAATTAAAATAACTATTAAAAAAATTATACGTAGAAATGAATAATTTTATTATATAATTATTCCTTAAATTCATTAAAAAACGTTTTCTTTTTATATTATATTTATTCTTTAATAAATACTTTTTGTAATAATATCTACACATTAAAAATGTGAATATTATTAAAAATAATGAAAATAAATTTATAAAATTTATTACAAAAATACTAAATAAAAAACATAACAATTCCATAAAATATTTATAAATTTACTTTTTAAATAATATTATGAATGAACTATATAAAAATGTTAAAAAGTCATGGAAAAAAATATTACAAAAATATATCAATGATGATATTAAAAAAATAAACAAAAATACATTCCCTAAAATAAATAATATATTTCAAGCATTCAAATACTTTGAATTAGAAGAAACAAAATTAGTTTTTATTGGCCAAGATCCTTATATAAATTATAAAATTATTAATGATGAAATAATACCACAAGCAACTGGACTATCTTTCTCTGTACCAAATGATTTTCCAATTCCACCTTCCTTAAAAAATATTTTTATTGAAATTAAGAATTCTTATCCTAATTTTATTATACCTCAAAATGGTAATTTAGAAAGATGGGCATTAGAAGAAAAGATTTTATTGCTTAATACATCATTAACTGTTGAAAAAAATAAAAGTAATTCACATAAAAAATATTGGGAAAAAATAACTGATAATATTATTAAAGATATTTCTGATAAACATCCAAATACAATATTTCTTTTATTAGGTAATAACGCAAAATCAAAAAAAAAATTTATCAATGAAAAAAAACATATAATTATTGAAGGAGTACATCCATCTCCGTTAAGCGCTTATAAAGGATTTTTTAATAGTAATATTTTTAAAAAAGTAAATCTTGCTTTAACTAAACAAAATAAGAAAAATATTAATTGGTAAATTATACATCCTCAAAACATACTGATGAAGTCACCCCATCTGAATAAACGTATTTCAAAAAATAATAAATTATTGTTGCAATCATCGCAGTTTTATGATTACTAGTCACCGCATATCCACCACAATACATTAAAAATATTTGAACTGGTTTACTTTGAACTAAATCTCTTTGTTTTTTTCCTGTTTTAATTCCTAAATCTTGTGCTAAAATTTGCAAAATACCATATGCAGCACCAATCTGTAATACATCATTTACACTTAAATCCATATATATATATATATAAATAAAATTTGAAATAAAAATTATTTAAAGACAAAATATTTTTATATATTGATAATGGAAGAAATTTTAGATTTACTAGATTCTTTAGAAAAAAAGGAAGAAAAGAAGAAAACAAAATTAGAAGAATGTAGTTTATGTAATTCAAAAAATCTATATTCAGATAGGACGGAAGGAAAGATAGTTTGTTTAGAATGTGGTTTAACATTAGGTGATATTTTAGATTTAAATCCAGATTGGAATAGTATCAATAGTACATCAGATAATAATAGTAGGTGTGGTTGTCCAACAAATTATTTTTTTCCTCAATCATCTTTAGGTACAAAAGTATCTTATGGAAACAATCGATTATCAACATTAGAAAAATGGAGTCAAATGCCGTATAAAGAGAGAAGTAGATATGATGTTTTAAAAAATTTAGAAGAAAGGTGTAAAAAAAATAATATTAGTCAACCAGTAATAGATAATGCGAAGAATTTTTTTTATCAATTATCTAATAAAAAAACAATTGATAAAAAAACAGGAAAAGAGAAGCCTATAATAATTAGAGGATTAAATAGGGAGAGTATAATATCATCATGTTTATATTATGGATCAAATTTACAGAAGAAGCCAATAACTACAAAAGAGGTAGCAGAAATTTTTGATATATCAGTAAAAAACGTAACAAAAGGAAATCGAAAATTTAGAGAATTAATGATAGGAGATAGAATTATTAAAAATATAAGATTATCGGAAGCGGTTGATTATATAAGTAGAAAAGACTATATAGAAAAATTAAAATTAAGTGAAAAAGAAATTTTAGTATCTAAGAATATAGCAAATAATTTAAAAAGATTAAATCTAGCTACAGATCATCAACCAGCATCTATTGCAGCAGGTAGTATAATGTTAATGGCGCAAATATTTAAAATTAATTTAAGTAAAAAAGTGATATCATCAACATTTAAGATATCTGAAGTTACCATAATGAAAACTTATAATAAAATTAGAAATTATGCAAAAGTATTAGTGAGTAATCAACATACAGATGAATTAATTAAAAGAGGAGAAGAAAAAAAATTAGATTTAATTAATTCTGAAACATCAGAAGAATTAGATAGTATCAATAAATCAGATTATGACTCTTCAGAAACAAATTTATCAGAAGAGTTTGATTCTAAATTAAAAATTCATAAAGTATAAGTTTATTATTATTTTTTATATTGAAAATTTTTTTAATATAAAATTAAGCTTTAACTCTAGATTCCTTGCCAAGATTAAACAGAATAAGATCCTAAATTGGCATTTCTTTGTATCTATAATCAGGAAAAGTCAATTTAAAAAAATTTTGTTCATGCGTTATTTACCACCAAATAAGTTTTTGTAAATTATGTATTTACTTAATTTGATAAATTATTCAATCTTTCATTAATTGAATTTAACAATAATAATTTATTATCATTATCTAACGGAAAATACTCAAACCTTCGTTTATTAGATTTAGTATCGTCTGATTCATATTCATCTTCAATATCTATTGATAATATGTATTCACCATTTATTAATACTTCTCCTGTATTTATAATAAGAATAATTAACTTAGCTTCAGATTTATTTTTCGATATAATTTCTTTACTAAATTTTTTTTTTACTAATTTTTCTATTAATTTACGTCGATATCCAGGTTCTAATTGATTATCAATATAAATTTTATTTGACAATTTATCTTCAATAGGAATTTGTTCCATAATATTTTTATCTATTTTGATAATCTTACAAAATGTTGTTGTTTTATTTTTTGGGTTACCAAGCATTTTTAACTGAAATATTTAAAAACTTTATTTTTCAATTTTTTATATTAAAAGCGCTTGAGGTATAATATCATCAATTGTATCAACAATTATTATAGTTAAATTATTAAATAATTTAGGATCATTTTTTTTTATTTTTAAGTAATCTGAGTTATTTTCTCTAGAAATAAATATCTTCTTTATTCCTGCCTTTTTAGCTCCATTAATTTTATATTCTAGTCCTCCTATCTTAGTTACATTACCTAGCAAATCAATCTCTCCTGTCATTGCTACTGTATTATCAATTGGCTTTTCTAATAATCTAGATATAAATGCTGTAGTAAAAGCACATCCTGCTGAAGGACCATCTTTAGGAGTTGCTCCATTTGGTGCGTGAATATGAAATCCAGACTTAAATTTGTCATTAATTAATTTTTTTATACAATCAATATTATATTTAGATTTATTCTTATCTACATATTGTATTGCACAAGTTAATGAACAATGAACACTCTCTTTCATAACATCACCCTGATGACCAGTTAGTTTTAATGTAAATGGTGCATCAGTATTAAAATAATTTACAAATATCTGAATTGGTACTATCCCACCTCCACCAATCGTTGTTGCATATAAACCATTGATAATTCCTACTTCCGGGTTTTTATGAATTTTTTGTATCTCTAATTTAGGCTTTTCTAAAATTTTTTCTATTAATTTCTTGTCTAATTTAATTTTACTTTTACTATTCTTAAATAAATCTCTCTGATATAACCTATCTACATTCAAATTTAATAAAATAAACTCTAATTTTCTCTTTAACTCTCTCACACCCGCTTCATATGTATATTTATCTATAATATACTTTATGTCATCATCCTTTATCTCAAAATCATTTACACTAAAACCAATCGATGTACACACTTCCTTAAACATGTAATCTTTTAAAATTTTAACTTTGTCATTAACATTATATGGCTTAATATCTATCTCTATAAACCTATCTACTAAAATTCTATCTATCAAACTACTGTCATTATACGAAAATATCATTATCACCTTGTCTAATGGAAAATCGATACCTTGAAAAAATCTGTCCTGAAATGACTTATTCATATTCGGATCCGTTAAATGAATTAAAATATTCGTTATTTCATTAGAACCATTCTTCGAACAAGCCTTGTCTAACTCGTCAAAATATAATATACATCTACTTTTACCAGCCTCTATCATCTTCTTTACTATCATACCTGGTTGAGATCCTGAATAAGTATATCCATGTCCATGTAATAACTCACCATCATTTTGTCCACCTAATGTAATTTGCGCAAATGGTATATTTAACGCTTTACTAATACTATTCGCTAATAACGTTTTACCCACACCAGGTGGACCTACTAAACCAATTACACTGCCCCCACTATGAGGATTGGTAATCCATTTACCAATTATCTGCAATAATGATTTTTTTGCCTCAACATGACCATATGTTAAATTCTTCAAATTATCTTCAATATCAGATATATATTTTTTTCTTTTAATTATATCTTTGTTTAATTCTTCAAATATAACATCATCATTTTCAGACGGCCATGGAAATTTAATTAACGTTTTTACATATTGTAATTGCTTATAATACTCGTTATTCGATGACTTCATCTCCTCAACTTTCTCTAATGCTAATGCTTTTATTCCAATTGGCATATTTTTAATAGATAATATTTGTTTTTTATAATCAATGTCATCTAATGAAATTGATCTTATTTTTTTCAATTCTTCTTTCATATTAGAAATATTCTTTTTTAACTTTATTTGACTAATATAATTCAAATTATTAAAAATAATATCATAAATTAAACAATTATTATTTTTTTTGTCTTTTGTAATCTCAAACAACAATCCTGCAATATTAATATTCTCCTCATTACCTAACAAAAGTAATCTTATTATATTAAACATTTCTGTTATACTAATATTTTTCTTTATAAAATCTTTCATTATTATCATAAACGATTTACTAATTAAATCTATATACTTTTCATAATTTTCATCTATATATTCAACTATATCATTATTATATCCTAATATTTCAAAAACATTCAATGTTTTAAAAAACGTTTTTGCAAATTTCTTTGTTGCTTTACATTTTTCTAATTTTCCTTCTAATAATCTCTTTTTAAAATATAAAAATTTATTTGATATTTGACATGTTTTAATATAAAGATTGATATGATCATTTAATATTAATCCCTCAAAATATATAGTTTTATCAGAATATTGTACTTCTATACATATCACTCTATTTAATAATTCATCATTATTTATTTTTTTAATATAAATATTATAGTTTTTTAAATATTGACTTATATGCTCCTCATAAATTTTATCATTTTCAATATTATTATTCAAGCTTTTAAATTTTTTATTTAATATATCAAACTTTAATGGCAGAAATATTTTATTTAAAAATTTTAAAAATATTATACTATGATAATCAAATATATTCTCCAATTTTATCTTTAGTAATAATTCTATTATCGAATAAAGATTATTTCCTCCATAACCTTTTGATAAATTAAAAATTTTGAATCTTTTAAAATCTAATGGATATAATAAATTGTTTAATTCATCACTATAATTTAAATTAAATTTATTCTTTAAATAATCTCTAGCTATATTAAAAGTTTTATCATTATCATCCTCTAATTCAATATCTAAATTATTTGTTAATATTTCAAGCAAATTATCTACTTTATTAATAATCAAATTATTATACTCTATATTGATTTCTTTTATAATTTCATAAATTCTTCCTATTACTAAATTTCTGTCATATAAACTAATAATATTTACATCATAACAATAATTTATATGATTCTGAAATGATACTAAATAATTACATAAAAATTTATAGTTTTTTTGTATATTATATATTACAAATTTGTTTTCTATATCAGTCATACATATACTAATATATTTAATTTTTAAATTATTTGTGTTTATTTCTTCCAAAATTAATATATATATTATATATCATGTCTGAAAAAAAATATAGATCTTTTAAAATTAAAGAAACTGATGGAACATTTAGAGGAAGATACTTAGGTGAATCTCCTTATCAAGCAGCTAATAAAGCACTTTCTGAAATTATTCGAAAAGATAAAAATGTAAATGCTAATAACATTAATTTTACATTAATTGAATCTACTAAAGGTAGTAAAAATAAAGAACATAATTATCAAGGAAAAAGAGTTAAATTAGATAAACCTATCACTTACCAAACTAAAAATGGAGTAAGTGTTGAAAAAAAATATAAAAATGAATTAAAAAAAATAAAAAAATCTGATATTTAAAAATATATAGTATATATATATGGAATACTTAAACAAAGTTAGACAAATTACATCTTTTGATGGTGTAGATAAATTCTTATCCTTACCTGTTATGTTTACATTAATTGTAATTACACAAGGTTGTTTCGGAGGAAATGGTGTTGTTCAAACACCAGAAGCAATTTCGAAATTATTTGAATCAAAATATGCTAGATTTGTATTTATCTTTTTAATTGCATATACTGCTACTAGTGATATTGAAACCGCGATTGTTTCAACTGCTATTTTCTTTATTATTTTACATTTATTACGAACTGATAAAGAAAAGAAAGAATTAAATTCATATTTTTAAATTATATTGTACTGAAATATCATATAATAAATTAAAAATTTCTAATGAATTTAAATTATAAAATTTTGTAATATCATAATTAATATTATTAACTTTAAATAATTCTTTAATTGAATTAATATTTCCATAACTATTTATTAATTCAACATCTTTTAATTTAAACTTTTCTAGAATATTATCAATATCGTTTTTGTATCTTTCAAATTCACTCTCATCTAAACTTATAGAATTTAGTTTACATAATAAATTATTAAAATACATCATTATATTTTCTTTCGTATATTTACTTATCATACTCATATTTTCTGTTTTTTGATTTATATAATCTTGTATTAAATTATTATATTCACTTAAATCAAAACTTATTTCCTCTAAATCACTTTTTTCTAATACTAAATCATTTGAATTATTGTCATAACTTTTAATTAACATACTATATTTACTCTCATTCACTTTCAACAGTTTTTTTAAACTATTAACTAAATTTAATAAATTATTATTATCTAAATCAAAATTATATTCACTTTTAATATCACCTAATTTACTTTCTAAAATACTTAAATGTTTACTAATCTTTTCTTTATCTTCACTTTCTAACTTAATATAACTATTTGAATCATAATTATATCTTAAATTTTCAATTTGATCATTTAACTTATTTAACAATTTATGATACTTATACTTCAAACTATCCGCTTCATCAAACTTTTCACTCTCTTTTATTATTTTTATTAACTTTTCCTCATCTAAATTTTTATTATAATTATCTATACTTATACTAATTTTATTATTACTAGTTTTCTCATATGCTGATACCTCTAACATACAATTATTATTAACTCGCATTTCAATCACAATTACATTTTTTCCTTTTTCTTTCTTACTTATTTTATCTAATTTTAATTTTCCTACTAATATATTATCTTTTACTAAAGATCTTTCACCTTGATAAATTTCAATCTCTAATTCCTCTATATTATCTTTATCATTTGTAAATACACTTTTATTTTTAATCGGTATCTTACTACCCTTTTTAATTATTTTAGTCATTAAACCACTATCTGATTCTACTCCAATTGATAAAGGTAATACATCCACTAAAGCTATACTTTTTGAAAATACATCATCACTATTTTTTAAAATATATCCTTGTAAAGCTGCACCATATGATACTACTAAATCTGGATCAATATTACTAATTATTTTACTATTATCAAATTTAAAATTTATTAACGAAATAATTTCTTTCAATCGAGAGGATCCACCTACCATAACTATATAATCAATTTTACTATAATTCAATAACTCGTCAATTATCTTTTCTATTTTATGTAATAAAGAATTAAATAAATAAGTTATCTCATTTCTTTTTTTAGAATACTTAAATTGTTTAAATTTTATTTCATTTATTTCATTCTTTTTAAATTTTTCACATAACATCTTTATTTCCTTTTTTGTTACATCATTTACACTAAAATTAATCTCTTCTAAAACGTCATTTAATAATATATTCGTAAAATCTTCTCCTCCTAATTTATTGTCTCCATTTGTTCCTATTACTTCATATATACCATCATCTATATTTAATAATGATAAATCAAAAGTACCACCTCCTAAATCAAATATTAATACATTAATATCATTATGATTATTTAAACCATATGCTAATGCAGCTGATGTTGGCTCATTTAATAATCTTATACATTCTAAATTTGATAATTTACAGGATATTAACACTGAATCTCTTTGATTTTGGGAAAAATGTGCAGGTATGGTGACAACTACTTCTTTAATTTCTTCATTAGTTTGTTTTTCAGCCTTTTTTTTTATAAATTTTAATATCAAACTATTTAACTCTTCTAAAGTATAACTCTTTCTCTCAAATTTATTATACAAATTTATCTTTTTATTAGATATATTATAATCATAATTTAAATCATTCAAAAATATATTAGATATATTATCCTCTTGTCCAATAAATCGTTTTATATTTTTAATACAATTCAAATTATTATAATTAGTATTACATATAATTTTGCCTTTTTCAGTAAATTCGATTATACTAGGAAATATATTAGTGTCTCCATTTTTAATATTTACATATTTTTTACCATCCCAATAACTTGCTACAGAATTTGTTGTTCCTAAATCAATTCCTAAAATAATATTACTCATAATAATTTATCACATTATAAATTATTATAAATTACGAATTTTTATATTCATCTAAAAAATCACTATTATCTTCAATATCCTCTATCTCTATTTCTATATTTAATAAATCAATCGAAGATTCTAAAAATAATGAATTAATATCAGTGTCTGAATATTCATCATTCAAATAATCAATAATAAAATTAAGCTTATTATCATATTTTTTTACACATTTATATATTTTCTCCAACATTATTATAAAATTTCCATTATCTATATTCTTGTAATAATCATCTAGTAATTTTAATGTTTTCCTTTTTAAAAAAACTTTATAATTATTAACTTTTTCTAATATCTCACCTTTTTTTAATTTTTTATCATCTTTTACTATACTTATATTTAATGATTTACAATAATTCATAAATTTCTTATAATTTTTATCATTTATTAAATCATCATTCATTTATATCTATCATATTATTTTTTATTTAAATGAAATTATCCTAACAAACCTTCATTTAATAATGACTCTATCATATTATTGTATTTTTCTCTGTCTTTTACTATATCCTCCCTTTTATCATTAAAGTCCGACTTAAATTCATCACGTAATTCATTAAAATCACTCATATAATCAGTGTTTAATGATAATTTATTTGAATCTTTTAATTTATTACTCTTTACATTAAATAATTTAATTTTCCTTTCTTCTAAAATTTTATTAAATTTTTTTTTAACTTCTTCTTTATCTTCTTTAATTTCTAATTTTAAATCTTTTGAATTATTTACAACTTTATTTTTATTAGTAATTACTTTATAAGGAATATTTTTTAATTCAAATTTAGTATTTGTTCTAGTTCTATCTTCATTTTCAAATGAATGTAGTACATCTGGATTAAATTTATTATCAAACATAATATTATATTATATAAATTTTTTAAATATTAAACTTATATATGAAAAGCGATAATATCAAATTTATTTTAAATTTAATGAAAAATATTAATTATGAACAAGAGTTAAATATTCCTTTACTTAATGAAATTAACTTTATTGATAAAAGAAATACATATATAAAAAATGTTAGCGAAATTAAAGAAGAAAATTATGATTCAAAAATTTCTAACTATTATAATGATAATATAACTAATATAATAAATAAAGATTTGCAAATATTTAATTTTATTAACACTAAATTTTACGGAGAAAACTTAAAATCTAATTTTATCTCTTCTAGAATTATTAGAAATATTATTAATAATTTATTTATTAAAACAGAATTTAATTTAAATAATAGAAAAATTACAATTTTTTCTAAAAATAATTTAGATCATAAATTAATTAATAAAATTGATTCTATTTTAAACTTTTTTGACTACTTGACAAAAAAAAATAATTATTACAAAATAGATATTTATCTATCTGATCAAAAAAAACAAATTAACTTTAATAACGATTTCCTTGGCCCAGATAATATTAACTCAGGTTTAACTTTACCAAGACATTACATAGTCTTATTTAGAAAAGAAGAACTTATTAAAGTACTAATTCATGAATTAATTCATTACTTAGACCTAGATATGAGAAATAATCAAAATGAATTATTATTTTTATATAAAGATATTAATTTAAAAGCAGATATTATAAATCCTAATGAAGCATATACAGAAATATTAGCCATTGTATTTTTAAATATTTGGGAATATTATTATAGAAATTTTAAAATTAATAACTTTATTAAATATAAACTTAATATTGAATTATATTGGTCATTTATACAAATTACTAAAATTTTAAAATTTTTTAAATATAAATCTTTTGATGATTTATTTACTAAAAAATCATTATTTCATCAGAAAACTAACGTATTGTCATATTTTTTTTTAAAAACTGTATTATTACTTAATTTAAATTTAATATTTAATGATTTAACTTTGGATAATATTTATTTTAACAATGATAGGTTAGAAATTATAAAACAAAATTGTAAGTTAGAACAATTAAAGGGATACATTGATAAAGTATATTCTGATTATGAATCGAATGAATTTGACAAAAGTAGTTTAAAAATGACTTTTTATGGATAAAATATTTTATCTATCTTTTATTTTAAATGATTTGTATATTAAATGGGTATTAAACGCCTTAACAAATATTTATTAGACATTAATGCTATTAAAATTTATAATATTGATGATTATTTTACTAACTATGAAAATTCGGTTATAGCAATCGATGTTATGTTATACGCTCATAAATATAAATTTTCTTGTGATAATATTTACTCAGCATTCATTAATCAAATTATACACTTCTTACAAAATAAAATTATTCCATTATATGTTATTGATGGTAAAGCACCTATTGAAAAACAAGACGCTATTAAACAAAGAACAAATAGAAAAAATAAAATTAATGAAAAAATAGAAATACTGAAAAGTCAAATAAATGATGATAATAAAGAACTAATTATCAAAAAAATAGACAAATTAAATAGAATTAACTTAAATTTAGATTTTACTGTTATTAATACTTTAATACATTTATTTCAAATATTTAATGTTCCATTTATTCGTGCAACAAGTGAAGCAGACATTTTAATTTCAGATCTATATAAAAAAAATATTATAAAATCTTGTCTTTCTGAAGATACAGATTTACTCACATTTGGATGTAAAAAAATTATTAAAATTTTTAAAAAACAAATATATGAATATGATTTAGATTTTATATTACAAAAAATGAATGTTAATTATGATCAATTTATTGAAATTTGTATTTTATTTGGATGCGATTATCTGAAATCTAATCTTAAACTTAATGTATTTGAAATAGTACAGTCCTATAAAGATAATATTATTTTTTCAACACTATCTACCAAATACAAAGATAAATTCAATTCTACAAAACAAATATTTACTCAAAATTACTTACAAGATTATCATATTCATATTAATATTAACTATATTAATATAAATGATTTAATCCTTTTTATACAAAATAATTGTCAAGAACTGAATTTTAATAAATTTAAATACCAAATTTCTTATATTAACTCCCTAATTAAAAATAATAAATTTAATTGTTAATGATTTTTTAACAACGTATTATAAATTAATCATTTTTATTTACAAATTTTTTTTTTTAACAAAGTATTATAATTTACAAAGTATTATAATTTACACTTTAACAACTGGTTGTGCTTTTTTACCTTTTTTAGATTTAACTTTACTCTTTGGCTCTTCAGTTAAACTAATTTCTTCTAATTCTTCATTTCTTTTTTTCTTGTCTTCATCATACACAAATTTAATATGCTTTTGCATTTGTGTAAAAAATAATTCCTCACCATCTTTTAAAGATTCCTTGAATAATTCTTTTAATCTACTGTCTGGAATAATTACTTTTTTGTTTTCTGCACTACATAAATCATTCTTTTTACAATACTCCCAAATTCGTTTGGTTACTTCAATTCTTGGTAATTCTTCTTCCTCGAAATTCCATGGTTCACTCTTAAATACTAAAGGAATTAAAGATGGAGCAATAATACCACTAGGCTTTCTAGGATTACCATCCTTATTCTTCTTTTTACCCTTTAATGCTGAAATCTCTTTTAACTCTTTTTTCAATAAAATTCTCTCATCTTTTCTTTCTTTCTCTAAATCTTTAATAAACTGTTTTAAATTTAAAATTTGATCATCTACAATTTTTGATTTTAATAATCTTAATTCTTGATTTGTTTTCGTTTCATCTAAACTTACGTTCTCTTCGCTCAAATTGGTTTCTTTAGTTTTATTCATTATAAGTTATATAATAAATATTTCTTTATATCATTTACATCTAATTAAATAGCAAAAATAATAAATATTTAAAGATAGAGTAAAGTATATAATATATATGAGTTCAGATAATTGTTTATTATCTAAGGAGGAAGTATTATTAGAATCATTGTATGAATTTTATAAAAATAAGAATAATTTGAATAAAATATTGCCTATAGTAACAGGAACAAGTGAGTTATCTTTAAGAGTATTAGATTATTTTGTTACAAATTATTCAAAAAATAATTCTATAAATTTAGGAAACAAGAACAATACTAAATACAATGTATATCAGGATTATAAAAATAAGTTAAAGTCATATAATAAAAGATTTTTTGATCCATTTTGTAGAATAAATAAAAAAAATGTTACAAATAAGATTGCATTTAAATATGATGATGAAAAATATATTGTTACCACGATTGGACAACTAAATTTTTTTAGATGGGCAATAAGGAATAAAATAATAGATTATGTAATAAATGATTTAGAAAAAATAAATAATGAAATGAACAATTATAATTGTAAAAAAAAAATATTTAAGACTAAATATGATAATTCTATAAATAAAGAAATTAATTTAACAACTGTAATTAATTTTGGAAATTCTAAAAATTCGTCTATTAATGTTAAAGCAAGTGATATTAATAATGAAAATTTCAATATCACAAAATTAGAATTTAATAAATAATTTATATTTATATATATATATGGACTATATTTATATATTTATCTTATTATTAATCATTTTTATTTTAATAAATAAATTATCCGAAGATAGATGTAAAAACAAAGAATATTTTACACAAATTGAAGATAATAATTTTATATGTACAGATGAAAAAGCATCTAATTCTTATTTAGGAGAAATTAAAAATAAAAAAGTTGATAATAGCTATTGTATTTATAATTATGAAAGTGTCTGTAATCGTCCTTATGCGGATAATTATGTTGACATTAATTATAATGATGAATTTGTTTGTGGAGATAAAAATTATAATAATTATGTAGATGTATTTGAATACGATGATAAAAATAATAAAAAACGATTAAAAATAAATGAAATTAATGGACAACCGTTATTATATTTAGATAGGGAAGTAATACCAGATGTAGATGGAGTTAATTTATTATATAAAAGCGATAATTCTATTGTTTATAAACAAACTAAAAAAATAGATAATAGTAAATGTAAAATGATAGATAATAAATTATGTAGATTTCCTATGAATAATTCTAAAATAAATTCATTATATGGAATTTCTAAAAATGAAGATGAATTTAAATCTCTTGTAAATAGTGAAGGTGATTTGTTGCCAAATAATTATTTGACTATCGGACCGTTATTTGATGATATTACAAAAAAACTTAGAGATAATAAAAAAATGTTATTTAATGAATTATTTTTTAATTCAGATAGTATTAAAGGGTTAGGGCTAAATTTATATGACAATAATGGATTTGTTGATATGAATATGTTAACTAGTGCAAGTGATGTTTTAATAAATAAAGATTATAAATTTAATTTAGACGGTAAATCAAGAAATATTAAAATTTTAGGATCTTATATAGACAATTTAGGTAAAGTCGTAAATAGAAAAGGTTATAACTTTAGTTTACCTAAAAACTATTTTGAGTTAGTGAAATTAGCAAATGAAAATGATTTACATGTTGCGTTAGCTGTTAGTAAAAACTGTGATAAATATGCTTGTGGAATTGGTAAAACTAAGGCTATTGCTTGTGATATTGCTCTAGCTAGATGTATTTTATTTGCAGACATTCAAGATATTGAAACTTTATTTAAAGATCAAAAAACTAATTTACAAAATGAATTAAAAAGAAGAAAAAACTTATATAAAAAAACTTCTGTTTTGGGATATATTATTGATTCAGAGATAAACGATGAAAGTACTAATGATAAAATTTACACTAAAATTGGTATTAATTCATATATTGATAATATGAATGAATTATCGTTAGCTATGATGTATTATAGGTCTTTATCACATAAAGAAATTTTTAATTTATACGATAATTTATTTATTTCAGAGGAAGAAATTAAATCAGTTGAAAGAAAAGTACCATCTATTTCATCATTAGATACAGTAATTAGGTATATTTTAAATAATAATATAAATAAAGAAAATCCTTGTGGTATTTTAATGATAGATGAAGAAAGATATATAAATTTTAGTAATGATGCTACAGAAATATTAGATAAATGTAAATTAACTGAACCTGTATCAATATGTAATAATCAAAGTAAATGTAATGAAGCATCTGTAATAGGAATGAATGATAATGATGAATGTTTTATGATTCAAGATTTTAAAATAACATTGCCAAACTGGGATAAATATGATTTATTAAAAGAAAAAGATAATAAAGAAAATTGGATTAATGAAAAAAATGAAATTGATAAAAATAATAAAATTGATTTAGTTAATTCTATGTTAGAAAAATGTAATTTAGTAGGAAAAAACTGTATAATTTATAAAATTAATGATAAAACATATTCTTATAATTCATTATTTTCTTGATTAATATATAATGACTCAAAGAATGAGTGAAAATATAATTAAATCATATCCAGAACTTTCTATATTTGATGTTGAATATGAAGGTGAAGTTTTTGATTGTAGAAAATGTTTATCTGTTGATAAATGTTGTGGTGCTCAAAATTTAGATTTTAATAATAATTTAGCTTGTATTAAATGCAGATGTCAATATTTATATGATGTAATTGATAATTCAAGAGAAAATAAAGTCACTTCACTATTTTCTGATTGTACTAATTGTGATCAAGATAAATTTACTGCTGTTTATTGTGAAAATTATGGAATGCTAAATAATAATTTAAAAGCTAATATTACCGATTGTAGTAATAATTTCTTAAATTTAGGAAAAAATTCTACAATTCAAGATGTTGAATTAAGATCCGAATGCAACGTTTCTGGTGAAGAATCAGTTAATGTTGTGACATCCCCTGAATTTAAAAACAAATTAAAACCAGAATTACCTATTGATCAGAATTATATCTATTTAGGTTTAGCTATATCAACATTTATTATTTTACTTATACTAATTTTTTAAAAATAATATATATATATAATATATATATATGTTATATTCTTCTTTAACAGGAAACTATTTAGATTCTGGTGTTGGAGCACCATTTACAAAAATAATTGAACACTTAGCAGATGTAAATACTAATATTAATACTACTGTACAAAATACAACTAATACTAGTTCAACTGATATTAGTAATGTCAATGAAACTACTAATATTAGTAATACTGATGCTAGTGTAACTTCTTCAACTGATGTAAATACTAATACTGAAATTGACTCTTCTCAAGAAATTACTAATACTAATATTACTGATAATACATCCATTATGGATATTACTAGTTCAACTGATACTTATAATATGGATTCCTCTAAAACTGAAAATGTAAGTTCAGCTAGTGTTCAAAGTAAAATGATTCAATCATGTGGTGCTACTATAGAAGAAGCACAACAAGCTGTTAGTATGGTAACTGATGAATCTATTAATACTAATATTGATAATAGTAATTCTTTTGTTAATACTGGAGATAATGTAACAATTTCTGATATACAATTGGAAACACAATTAGATTTTGTTGGAGCAAATGTTGATAAAAGCTGTATGCTTGATGCTCTTAATGAGTTAGAAGGTAGCTTAGAATCAGCTAATGAAAACTCAAAAGGATTCGCTGGTGGTGAAGGAGGTGATGTATCGTCTGAAGCTGGTGGTAATACCACCTCAAATGAAAATACATCAGAAAAATCAGATCAATTAGACGCTGCACAAACTACAGATGCAGGTCAAGAATTAAGTGCTGATGCTACAACAGAACAAACAACTGAAAATACTACTGATCAATCTGCTAGTACAGAACAAAAAGGTGGAGAAAATACAACTTCTCAAAAAGCTGGTGGTATTGAAGATGTATTTTTAATTGGTTTAGTATTAATGGTTATCACTTACACCTGTTTTAAGAATACTCCAAAAATTAACATTGATTTCAGTAAGATTATGAAAGTATT